TGTGCCTCGTCCTGCTCAACAACAATCTTCTGCCACATCTTCTCGTACTTGCCCCACAAATCGCCCAGTTCAGGCGGGGCTTTGTAGACCATCGTCTCGCGCAACTCGGCAAGCATGGCGTCTAACCTTGACCGGACGATGACGCGCATTAACGCCCGCTTGCCAATCGAATCCGTACCTGTGTAGACCTGTTGCGCTTCTGCTTCCTGCTGGATAAAGACCTTGCCGATCTTGTCGTACTCATCCATTAACGCACCCAGATCGTTCCCAATCTGGATAAACACGTCGTTAGGATCAGCCTTGCCTATCTCCTGCACCCGCTGTACTTCTTCGTTGTACTGAATCTTCTGCGCGTTCGTTGGGTTTTGAATCTTCCCGAACTGCGACTTCAGGTCGTCCAGTACATCCTTGACTTCACCCGCTGCGCCTTTGATGTCCTTGTATAACTGGCATCCTTTTTTAACCGCCGCAACAGCAGCGTTGGCAGCAGCAAGTAGGGTTAGCGGGTCAATTTATTCCTCCATCAACGAAACGCTGGGCCACCAACCCACAACACCAACGAACGGCGCACACCCTTTGTGACAGGCGCTACGCGATGCAACGTGTACGATGGGAAGAACCATGCACGGCCTTTTTTACACTCTAGTGTCTGTGCAGTATCGTCGCAAGTTTTTACCTGAAACTCTCCACCTTGAAATTCAGATGGGTCAGACAACAGCATTGCCATAGACAATTTTCTGGGCACATTGTTATCTGTTGGCGAAGAATCTATGTGCCAATTGTAGTGGCCGTTTTGTTCCCCCGTATATATAGCTAATTGCATAGGCTCATGGAACCCAGTAATGTCTAAATGAAAATACCTTCTATTGACTTCGGCAACGGCAACAGCAAGCTTTTCCCAAATATGAATAAGCTCTGGTTTTGCGCGCAGCCAAGCCAGTTTAGTTTCACGAATTGACGAATCAGTTATAGAAATATTACTAGCCCCACCAACACATCCAGCCTCTAGATTTAACCACTCTGGTTGAGCTAAGATAAGATTTATATCTTCTGGCGACAAAAACCCTTCCCAATAAGCAAGATGATCTTTGCCGGGTATATCGCGTGGTGGTATTGAGTAGATCATTATTGTTTATGAAAGTCGCCAGAAATTGAAATGCGTAATTCGTTACTAAGGTTTTTAGTCACGCCGTGTTTTAAATGAGCAGGGAATAAAACTAACATGCCCTCAATAGGTTCAATTATTGATGTACCAGTTTGATCAAAATCAAAATACAATTTTCCAGCGCCGTCCGGAACTTTTACATAAAAAACAAACCCCATATCTGGACCGCCTAAGTGGTCGTGTACTTCACAACACTCATATGGATGATGCACTTGCGCCCATATACGATTAATTATTTTCATACCCATAGAATCAGCAACGGCTGATATGGCTTTAATTAGTTTATTTGATTGCTCGCCATGTTCAAAAAAACTATCTTCATAAATTGCACCGTTAAGTGCTCTATTATTAGATGCTCTTTTCTCAGGAGAAAAGTCTTTTAAAACTTCTTCCGCCAAAGAATTTAAATCAATACCGGAAATATAAAACTGCGAACATTGCACATGAAGCAACGTGATATTTCCTATCCCAGTGATTTTGACTGACACGCGCTTTCCAATCTGTATAGCCAAGGGTTTACTGCTATTGATAATCTATACCCTAAAAAATCTTCTATTACATGCAACATGCCGGGGCTAAAAATAACAAGCCTATTTGTTACAGCTTTGACTCTTGCGGTTTCTAACAGCAAATCGCCACCGAGAGTTACATTTACTTCAGGGTAATAAACACAACTGCAAATAGGAAATTTTTCAACGCCATCTCTATACAAAACTGTTTCATCTGTATCTTTATGCCACCCTGATTTTTCGTTTAAATTTGACCAATACTCACAGCCAACCATATTAGTTACATCTACATATTTATTTGTAATCTGCAAAATGTGCGCCAATGGAGAGCCGTATGCGATAAATTCATTTAATGTGCCGTCTGCCCACGCAATAATTGAAGATGTCCCTATATTATGAAAATAATCACGCGCAACCAATCGCGCTTCTTCTGACAAAGCGTTATCTATCACGCAAATCATTTGCTCTCCATAACAGCCGTCCGGGTTTTATGATATGAATATGTATTTCTTACGGCGCTATCTCCAACCTCTGAAGCATAAGGCCCATTTTTACGCACAAAATGAAGAAAGACCTGTCCAGCGTAATAACCTTCAGGACCGTCACACTTATCACGCCAATGCTCTATATCACATCCGGGGTAAATCACGCCATCCCCTTCCGCTAAATCAAACCGTTGCCCACCCATGTAAATTGGCCACGCATAATTATGCGACCTGCCGAGCTGGATTGTTACACTTACTTCGCAAGCAGATCGGTCAGTATGTTTTTCAAGAATATTACCGTTACTATAAAGCCGCGCATACGCATATGTCGGGATTAACTCCTCACCTACTACTTGCTCAATTGTCGGCCACAACCGTTCGTGCAGCGTTTCAAACATGACTTCATGCTCCATAGTAGCTAAAGCATCTGGGACTTGATAATCATCATGTTTGTGCAAATCACCTTGCCGCATAAGTACGTGCGTGAAGAACTGACAAAATTCTAGGGGGACAATATTTTTAAGATATTTAAGGGTCATATTATTTTGTCGTGTAACGCGTCACGAACTTCATTAAAAGGAATAGAGAAAAAAGCTTGCATAAGTAAACGTTTCTCGTCATTTAGCGGTTCAAAGTGCAAATCTTTATTTCTTGCATCTTCTACATAGCTTACTGAATGAGGCTTGCAGGTATCCATTGCCCACACATCAAACGGCTTGGCGATAAAAGATTCGGCTTCAGTAAGAACATCCCGACGTAAATTTATGTAGCCGTTTCCATTATCAGAAACATCGCTATCATCGGACACCACTTCGCCATCCCAAAACGTGGTCTTTTCGCCGTTAGCTTCTAAATAAAAATTAATTACTGCCTTCTCATCTGTGTGTATGTGGGGAGCAAGCAAGCGTATTTCAGTCAAGTTAACTATTACCAAGCCATGTCTGATGCTTTCTGGAAGACACTCGCGCACAAGCTCTGTTTGTTTTCTTGGTAAATATCTACGAACCGCTCTTGGCTTATCAAAGCCCCGCAAACCATACCCATGCTTTTTTAATACGTGCTGCCCAATTACAACTTTAGCTTTCCCAAGAAAAGGCATCGGCACAACCAAATCTAATTTGGCCGCGTTTTTCATGCTATTTTTAAACCCAAGCATCTGGTTTCTGGTATGACAACTTTATCGCCAGTAGTAACGGAAATGGCGGCAGGGGCTGCAAATGGCACGTTATTTATATACAGGACACCTTCGCATAACAAAAACTTTGTACCATTTTCAAAAACAGCATCCTGCCCTTGTGGCAAATCCACTGGTTCTAAATTCAATTTGCGGTTGTCATTCATCAACTCGTCGTAGCAATAGACGACAGTAGGCTCGGTGACGTAAATGTCGTAGCCTTGGGGGCGATCAAAATCTGTAGGGTGAAACATACGCCCAGTAAAATTGTCTATCAATCGTTCCCCTGTCTCAGCGTCGTAAGATTCAGCACGCCCCCGCGAACAAAAAATAGTACATGTAATTATTTCTTTAGGGATTAACTTATGCCTGAGTCCTTGCTCATAAGTGTTTTGGGTGAATATGTACCCGAAAGCACGGATAAATTTTTGCTCCATAATTACACCGTTTGTGTTGGTATTTCAGGAGTGACGGGCGTTGGCGTCGGCGTCGGCGAAATTAAATCAGTAACAAGGTACGAACCCCCCTGCCCAACCATGTCTTTGTACGCTTGTACTCTCGTAGAATCAACAACAAACTTTTCTTCACGCTCTTGTTGTTCAGCGTGATACATGCCAGCAACAGCTATACGTTTTTTAATTTCTACGGGGTCGGTCACATCAGGCCACATGTTCAAGGGCTGAAAAGCGTATTGTGTGTAATCGTCCGGGTTCGGTGATTTGGTTGTATCTGATGCAAAAGACACGATGAGCGAATGAGACTGTTCTTCAAAAGCGTGAATTTTCATGTACAGCGTGTTCATATCAACTCCTATTAAGCTACGTTACCTTGGCGGGTACCGTTCACAGGCCATGTGACAAACGGATTTCCTACAATATAATTCCCTGTTGCGCCGCCTGCTCCACCACCAGCACCGCCAGCCACACCAGCAGCCCCACGCCCTCCTCCAGCGCCGCCCGGCCCTGCTGGTCCACCAGCAGATGGTCCACCAGCACCCCCAGCGGGAGAAGTTCCGACTGAGCCTGTACCGCCGCCGGGAGCGCCTCCAGCGGCGCCTGCGCCGCCATTAAACCCTGCGCCCCCACCACCGCCGCCGCCGCCATAATTGGTAACAGGCGCTGGAGTTTTAGGTGGCTTTGGCCCAACAACTTGGCCCCATTGGCCGCCGCCACCGCCACCGCCACCAGACGCTACAGTGCCGTTGTTTGTTATTACCGTTGGACGATTTACATATATAGCACTTCCGCCCGTGTTACCTGCTACAAAAGCGCCTCCGGCTGGGCTACCCGCGCCGCCCGCGCCGCCCATTCCTTGAATTACGCCATTATTTACAATAGTGACTGTATCGCCGGGGTTAAAAGCGGAGGGTACCAACATAGCATAAGTAGGTGTAGCCGTACTACCAACGGTAACGCCGGGGTTTACTGTAACCGTAATGTCTGAAGCGCCAGCTACATAGGCGGGGCCACGATTGGTATAGACATCATAGTTATAGCTGTTTGCAGAAATAGTTAAAGGAATTGCGGTTCTATTTGCGGAACCATAAAAGTTATCCATAGCAATCTGACCCGATGTGGGGATTGCTGCGTTACCCGGTGTGTTTGGGACTAGGCCGCCGCCACGATAGTACTCATTTAAACCATGAGGTACCGTGCCACCAAACTCGGTGGCGATTGTAGTCATTGATATAGCTGTGCCGGGGCCGGGAATTGCCATCTTTAGCCCCCCTTCTTCAGCGCCTCAACTTCAGCGCGGAGTTCTGCAATCGCGGCAAATGCTAATGCGCACATTTTTTCGTAGTCCACAGCTAAAGTACCGTCTTCGCGCTTACGAACAGCTACAGGTAACTGAGCTTCAACATCCTGCGCGATCACACCAAAATCCGCCTTTTGGACAAAATACCCATCTTCGCCGCCGTGTTCTGCAATGTATGCGTCGGTCCAATCAAACAACTTACCACCAATAGCGCAGGCTTTATTAAGCGCGTCTGGAATGTCACGAATATTTTCTTTAAGAGTGCGGTCAGACGAATAATATGCAGTGACGTTATTGGTTGCGCGTATTTCACCAGTGGTGCCTGACGCAGCAGTTCCAATACCCAACGACCCGTGCTGCACACTAGACGCAGTGCCAATATCTTGTGGGGTAGATAACGTAATTGAACCAGTACCATTTGTAACCGTTATTTGGTTGGACGTGCCGGTGAGCGTAGCCTTAGTCAGCGTATTGCCAGTGGTGTTACCAATTAAAAGTTGGCCGTTAGTGTATGTCGTTTGCCCCGTACCACCAGAAGCTACTGCGAGTGTTGCCGATAACCCTGCTGCTGTTCCTGTCGTATTCTGGTTAAGTGTAGGAAACGTGCAGTTTGTTAAGGTTCCTGATGCGGGTGTACCCAACGCGCCGCCATTAACGACAAACGCACCTGCGGAACCTGTAT